CAGGCGAACAAAACGTCCGACTATAGCGTGGCCCGGAACCATGCCGCAGATGTAGCCGCGCGATTAAACAAGGCATTCATCAACGAGGGCGAGACGCAGCCGACGGGCGAGCGTGTGACGGCGACGCAGATTATGCGTCTGGCACAGCACACGGATTCCACGCTCGGAGACGTATTCGCTGCCGTATCTGAAATTCAAGCGCCGTTCGTCCGGAGAGTTGTACATCAAATGGAGCGCGACCTGCTCTTGGGCGCTGTCGACAGCCAACTGATAGACACCAAAATCGTCACTGGGCTCGAGGCGTTGCGGCGCGGGCAGGACCTGAACAAGCTGATCGGCGCCCTCCAGGTCATCCAGCAGGTCCCGGAATTGGCTCAACGCATCGATCCCGAAACGCTGCTGCACCGACTCATAACGCTGACGGGGATTGACCCGGTCGGCCTCATTAAGTCGGGCGAACAGATGGACGCCCAGCGTCAACAGCAGATCGCCCAGAACGTGCAGGAGGCTGCCGGACGAAAAGCCATCGACGTTGTTGGCAACATCGCCGAGCAGCGCTCCGCCGCATAAACTAGAATGCCCCCCATGGAAACGATCACCGACGAACAGCAAAGCCTACTGGATGTCGCCGCAGCGGCGACGGATGCCAACGGCGCTTCGACTCTCGACGCGACGCCATCCGCGCCGAACGAAGAGTCGGCACCAGCGGCGGCACCAGAGTCGGCACCCGCGGCGACTGAAACACCCAAGCCGCTCGCCGGAAAATTCGCCAGCCAAGACGAACTGGAGAAGGGGTTCGGCAGCCTCGTTGAGAAAGTGGGTATGGAGGCTGCGTATCGGCAGCTGGCCGGGACGCAAGGAGCGAAGCCGGCGGGCCAATCGCTGACGCTTGAGGATCGAGAGGTGGGTGAGGATGCGACGATCGAGCAAGTACTGGACCTCGCCGGGTTGGACCGCGACGAGGTCGCGAATCAAATCGCCGAGAACGGGAAACTCACCGACGATCAATACGCCAGGTTAAAAAAGACCGCCAATCTGCCCAGAGGGCTCATCGATCAGCATCTGGGACTCCTCGTCGAGGCGGCGAAGGCCAGCTCGGCCTCGATCCGGGGCGACGCTATCGAGCTAGTCGGCAGCGAGGAGCAGCTCGAGAAGCTCCGGGAGTGGGCCAGCGCGACGCTCGACGGCGATGACCGCGCTTGGTTCAACGAGCAGGTCGGCCCCGGCACGACACGCAGCGCCTCGCAGCGTGCGATGGAATGGCTGGTCGGGCACCACGCCCAGGCGGTGGGAGCTGGGAATGCTCGGCCACTGATCGACGGCGCTGCCCCGGCGCCAAGCTCCGGCGCGGCGGGGTTTGCTTCAAGCAGGGAGATGGTCACCGCACTCACCGCAGCCAAGGAAAAGCACGGCGGAAATCCCACGCTCGACGCTACCTATATGGCGAGACTGCGTAACACCGAGCGATCGGTGATCGAAGGGCACAAATTATGAATCGTCACGATATCCTCCAGACGCTCGGGGCCGGGATCCGCCGGTATGTGGTGGTTCCTGGCGGCACATGGACCGCCGAGGTGGAGCACGACACCACGCACGAAATCCTGGGCCGGGTGGCCAACGCGGCCAACGAGGACGAGGCAATTGAGGCCGCGATTCAAATCGCGATCGACACTACGGGCATCGACACCACGCCGCCGGCTGACAGCTTCGCCGAAATACAGGCCCTGGTAAAAGCCCAGCAGGAGCAGATCGAGGAGCTGATGAGCCTGCATACCAAAAAGCCCACGCCTGAAAAAAAACCCAAATCCAAGGCCGCGAGCACGGCTAAAAAATCCCCGCTTCGCGCGCGACCTTGACCTGACGAACATCGAGACCTAGCGTCATTGATGATGGGCGGGTCGGATACGGCGCCATAACGGCCACCGACCGACCACGTCCGGGTGCATATCGAGTACGGGGCAGCCCCTGACTGCCGCCGGATACCCGCTCCAGCGGCCCGGCAGCACGACCGGGACACCTCTCCGAATCGTGAATTCACCGAACGGCGGCTGTCGTTCTACTCACCATTCGGAGATCAACTCATGCCTGCTAATGTAACGGTCGCGCGCGGCCTTCAAACCGGGAGCGATGAGCGCGCCCTGCTCCTGGATCTGTTCAGTGGACAGATTCTCGAGGCGTTTCATAAAACTAATGTGTTCTGGGACGGCAACTACGTCCAGCGTCAGGACCTTCAGCCAGGAGCCAAATCGCACCAATTCCCGCTTTACGGGGAATCGCCGGAAGACGCCTCCTACCACGTTCCCGGTCAATTCATCGACGGCGGTACGATCACCGTTGCCCAGAGCACCGTCGCCGTCGACGACATCCTAGTCAAGGCGTTAAATATCCCGTTCATCGACCAAGCGCTCAGCCGCTGGGATCAGATTGCCCCGGCGGCCAATGAAATTGGTCGAATCATGGCGGAAAACCTTGACAAGAAATTGGCTCAGTTGCTGTTGATCGCCGCTCGCACGGCTGCGGTCTCCAACGTCCACGCCGGCGGCAACACGGTGCAGCGCACGGCCGCGACAGAAGCGGCTGCGTACCCGATTTCCGCCACCGGATCCCAGAATTTCCAGGACGACCTGGCGACGATGGCCCAGTTGATGGACGAAGACAATATCCCGGAGACTAATAGGGTCTGCTTCGTCAGCCCGCGAACTCGCAACGTGCTGACGAAAGACACCACCGTCCTGATGAACCGCGACCTGGTGCGGGACGGCGTGAGCGACATCACCGAGCGGGCGATCACGCGGATCCAGGGGTATGACATTGTGCTGACACAGCACCTGCCAACCGCGAACCTGCTCACCACCGGGACCGGCCCAGCCAAATACCACGCGGACTTTTCGCTGGCGGGGGCTGTCGGCCTGCCGATCGCAATCTGCTGCCACAATATCCAGGGCCTCGCTGGTGCTGTCGGCGCTGTGCAGAGTGGGGGCTTTCATAATGTGATTGAGCCCGACGAACATCGAAACGTCACGTTCGTGAAGAGTCAACTGCTGTTCGGTGCTGACACGCTGGCCGTTTGGAATGCCGGCGAAATCCGCGTGAAACCTGCGTAATTAAGACCACGGGGCGGGCGGTCGCGTGGGGCGGCCGCCCTTCCTTCCTGATTGGAGATTAAATATGGCTACTTCGGTCCTCGATCCACAAGGCGGCTTAAAGGTCGTCGACACCGGCACAAACGCGACCGCCCTGGCCACGGGTCGCGAAGATTTGACCAAGGCGGACTACTTGGAAATTACGGTCAATGGTGCTACGCGATCAATCCAGGTGCTCGGCAAGAACGATGGGGAAACCCCGACCCGAGTGCCGATCACAATCGGTGGTTTGTCGGAGGAATTTCAGGCGTTTGTCGCGTCGGATACGTTGACGCGAGACGAGTCCGGCAAGACCTGCGTCAACACGGGTGCCGGCGGATTGGTCGCTCTGACGTTGCCTCAAGACGCTCACGCCGGGTGCAGGTTTCGTATTTGCCTGACCGTCGCGCAAGCGTTCCGCTTTTTGCCTGGGGCCGCGGGTGCAATCTATATCAATGGAGCGAAGCAGGCGGACAACAAGTACATCACTTCGTCAACGATCGGCGATACAGTAAAATTGATCGCCGACGGGAATGGCGATTGGGTCGCTGTCGAGACAGGAACATTTACAGTGGAATCGTAAGCTCCTCTCCTCTCAGGGGCCTGGCATTCGCTAGGCCCCTGATTTTTCATCCTCCCGGAGCACCAACAAATGCCCTCTGGACAATACGTCTACCCCCTGACCGACACCGGCTCACTCAAACGCATCAGGTCTGCCAATTCGACCGCAACCAGCTTCGCCGCGCGTGTCCCGACAACGACAAAGCCAACCGGCGATGGCGTGATCGACAGCACTGGCGGGCTCAGCTACGTATTGCTTACGTTCTTTGGCAGAGACGCGGCAGACGAGACATTCGATTTCCGGGTGATGGGCTGGTCGCAGGTCATCGGCGCGGCGAATTCTCTTTGGGTCCCGGTGCGGCTTCTCCAAGCGCGATGTACTCTCTCCACTGCCACCGGCGTCGCCGACAGCGAGGTGACAGCCAGCGAATTTATCGTGGACACGATAGCCACCGTCACGGGCAGCACCATGCGGGAGGTGGTATCGCCGGGCGACAACGCGGGTGCAGCCCACGCGATACTCGATACCACTGGATTCGAGATCGTGACCGTCGATTTCGACTTGATCACGGCAGCCCAGGCCAACGGTTTATACAGGTGGTTTTAGCCGGGCCTGCGTAGCATCAAACGATTGGAATAACTATGGCACTTCGGCGACGAATCGGCGGCGGCGGTGAATCATTCGACTTAGCGGCAGACCATACGTTTACAGGAAATGTCCAGATTGATTCGACGACGTTTGGGGTTAAGCAGCAGCTATCGGAGAACACTGGAGACAACAACACGCCATTGATACTGAAATCAGGTAAATCCTCCGGTGAAGTGGCGATGCACAAGTCGACGGGTGGCGAGGTATTTAACTGTTCGACGAATAACCTCCGAATGATGGGAGCGAATAGCAACTCAATCCGCGCGGACGTTGAGAGTTCTACTCCTGGAGATCCATATTTTAGGCCATTTGTCACAGACTCTGTAAGGCTCGGTGGAGTGGATAACGAGTGGTACAGCATCCACGGCAGGGAAATCATCGCCGGGGAGATTCAGCAATTGCCATCATACTCAAGTCGTCCTACGGCTGCCGTAGCGGGGCGAGTGATTTGGAATTCAGTAACGGGTATGCCAGAATTTGATACTGGTTCAGCATGGGTCAAGGCGGATGGGACGGGGGTATAACTAGGAGCAACACGATGGCAACATACGAGATTAATATTCCTGCGAGCAAAATGTCAGACGTTGAGACGGCGTTCAAAGCATTCGGGTCGATCCCGGTAGATGCGAGAGGAGATCCATTGTTTACAGATTCGGAATGGGTCGGCGAGAGCTTGCGACGGTATGTTCGCGACACAGATGCACGATACCGTGAACTGGCTGCACGGGAATTGGTTGTCCGCACGCCCGACGATTCGATTGCGACAGTCGCGTGATTTAGGGGATTGAGATGAGCCGGATACACGTCCTCGAGTCCGACCGTGGGGTCTACCGGATCGTGCTGCACATCCCGGTGCCCGACGAGACCAACCTCGCCGGCATAGCGCTCTGCGATGCGATCTATCACTGCCGCCGCATGCCGAGCCGCGAACGGACGTGGTCGACGTTCTCCATGGAGATGGCGGGCATACGGAAAGACATCGATGCCGGCGAAATGCTGGCCCAGTGGGGGCACAGTGAGTCCGGAGCGCCAGAGAGGCTCCTGGTCTCTCCCGAGGAAACGGAGCGTCTAGTAAACGGCCGGTGCGTGGAGGTGGTTGTCCGCGAGGCGATCAGCGACTCCCCGGACATCGCCGCGAAACAGTTAAATGCGATATACGCCCGGCAGGCGCCGCTCGTGCTCCAAGCGCTGCGTCGAAAATTCGCGCTCTACGGGCTAGCCGAGGAATGACATGGCCCGATACACCCAAACGCTGACCGCGCTGCTCAGCCACGCCGCGGTCTCAGACGCCAGCATCTCTGTCGGCTCGGCGCTGAACGTGGCAGGGTCCCTCTCCGGGACCGTGTATTTTTCCCACGCCTGGATCGGCACCGCCTCCATTACGCGGGGCGCCGACTATTACTTGCAGGCCAGCCCGGAGGCGAGCGACAACAAGGCGTGGTCTACGCTCGCCAAGTTCACGACTGGGACGACGGCAGCCGACACCGAAGCGTTCACCGGCACGCGAGCCGCGGGCCTCGCAGTCATTCCTGTAGCCAGCACGACGGGGTTCCAAACCCGCGGCGACCTGATTTACATCAAGGACGGGGCCACGCTCACGGACAGCGAGTGGCACCAAATAAAGACATACGACGAGGACGTATCCGTCACGCTGTTCGATGGGCTCACTGAGACCCATGCGGCGTCATCTGCGTTCTACTCTCGCGCCGAGCGATTCGTCATGCAAGTGGATCTGTCTGGAGTGTCGCGCGTTCGCGCAATCGCGCATAACAGCGCGGGGGGGAATGCCACCCACTCAAAATGCTCGATCCTAACTAGCACGGACCTAGAATGACCGCCCTAGCCAAACCCGCTCAGTGGTGGCCTGGCGTGGCTCGGAACCACGCCCTTGCCCCGGCTGCGGCTTGGGTGCTGTGGGAGGGCGCTGGCGACGGCGTGTCTGACGCAGTCGACCAGGTCCGCGGGAGCTTCGTCAATTTAACGACCGACGCCTGGATCGGCTCGCCGTATGGATGGGCACTGGAATTCGACTCCGGCGCCGCTCACCGAATCGACGTGCCGTTCCTGGGCATTGCGCGTCCGGCGCCATTCGCCTATGCGATGCTGTTGAAGCCCGCGGCGGGCGCCAACAAAAACCAGGCGTGGCTCTCCGAGACAAAGGCCGCAGCCGCAGTGCCGGTCGCGAAATTCCAGGTGCTGTCCGGCTCGGCCGCCGCATACGTCGGCACTGACGCCGGCTCTGCTCTCGCCGCCGACACCGTGGCGATCACTGATGGGGGCTGGCACTTTTGTGTGATGTCGAGCGACACGGCGACGCTTCATCTGTACGTTGACGGCGACCTGGTCGCCACCGACAGCATGCCTGCGGGCACCGGGCTGGCAGACCTCGACACCTGCACCATCGGAAGTTTTGTGTTTACCACCGGCGGCTCGCCCGCATATCACTACCCGGCGAAGGGGGAGCTGGCGCTGATGATGATGTACCGCAGGCACCTGGGCCGCGCGGACGTTGCCGCGTTGACGATGGATCCGTTCCGGGCGTTCCGCCGCTCAGCGCCGCTCAGCGTGCCTCGGTTCCTTGAGCGCCACTACCCGCGCGGATTCGGCAGCCGCGCGGGTGTAAGGGGGGTAGCATGAGCGCCATCCTGCGAAAATATGGCATCGCGACGACGGTCACGATTCCGCTCATTTTGAAGAACTCGAACTTCGCCGCCGCTGGCGATTGGACGCCGGCGACTGGGGACGTGAAGGCGTCAAAGGACGACGGAGCAGTTGCCAGCGTCGGCACGCTGCCGGTCAACGTCGGGGGCACGGGCAGCGTGCTGTGGAAGTTCACGTTTTCTGCGACGGAGATGCAGGCCGCGCGGGTGGTCTGCCAGTGCGTCGATCAGACATCACCCAAGGCGATCGCCGACCAGGCCATCATCCTCGATACTTACGGGCACGCCAGCGCGCAACACGCAATAGACCTCGACGACGGCGTGCGCGCGGGGCTCACTGCCCTGCCGAATGCGGCTGCCGAGGCAGCCGGGGGCCTATACACACGGGGCACCGGCTCCGGTCAAATCCGACAGGACGCGAATGGCCGGGCCGACGCTAACTGCGTCGCCGGCGATGGATCTTCGCCCTGGGCCGGGGAGGTCTCGACCGTCGTGAACGCCTCGCTGGTGACGTATGGGCTGGACCATCTGGTCTCTACCAGTGTCACGGGCACCGACATCGCAAACAACTCAATCATTGCCCGGCTCGCCTCAAAATCAGCCACGGCGGACTGGGATACATTCGCCAACACCACCGACTCGCTCCAGGCGATCGCAGACGTGGGGCACGTCATCAGCGTCACGCATATCCTGGGCACCGCCATCACCGAAACCAACGCAGGTGACCTGGCCAAAAACTTCTCTCAGCTTTTCGATGTCAATCCCACATCGCAAAAGAATATCAATGACCTCGCCGGCCATCGCAGGAGGTCGAACCGCCCCGCAGGAGTCTCGCGCTAATGCCTGTAGATCCACTCGAGCTGAAGAAGGGACTCGTCGACGCCAGCGTCTATCTGTTTGTCCGAAATTCGTCAGTGACGACAGGTGCAGGGCTGACGGGCCTGGCCTACGACTCGAGCGGGCTGACGTGCTACTACGTCCGGCCGCTCGGTCCCGTCACGCAATTGACGCTGGCGACACAGACGGCGACCGGCGCACACGCGGACGGGGGATTCGTCGAGCTGTCATCCTCGGCAATGCCCGGCGCGTATCGCCTCGATCTCGCAGACGCCATAGTCGCGACCGGCGTGTCGTCGGCGATGGTCATGCTTCAGGGCGCCACGAACATGACGCCTTCGGTGCTGGCGATCCGGCTGGTGGACGATCCGCTCGGCCCCGGAGCCGATCCGGTCACGCAGCGGATTGCCGACGACAGCACTGGCATCGCGATCGCCGACGCCGATGTCTGGCTGTCCTCAGATTCGGGCGGCTCAACCGTCATCACCGAGACGCAGCAGACCAACAGTGACGGGGAAACGACGTTTTATCTGGATGACGGATCGACCTATTACTTGTGGATGGTCAAAGACGGGCAGCGGTCGATCACGGGCAGGGAATTCGTAGCCGTAAAGGATTAGCATGCCAACCACCTTCACCACCACCGAGGCGTCCGCAGCCAGCGCCCTGCCCATCAACGGCGGGATGACGAAGCTTTCTGCGATCAACAAAATGCTCAAGTCCGCAGGGCTCCGGCCCGTCGTCGCACTGGACAGCGGTGGCGATAGCGACGTTGCCCTGGCCGAAGCGTCGCTCGACGATGTCGACCTTGAACTCCAGAGCAACGGGTATTTTTTTAATTACGAGGAGGACGTGGAGATCGCCAAGGATGCCAACAATCAGATACGCCTCGCCGCAAACATCATCGATGTCGAGCCCGTGTCGCCGGCAAACTCGGCCCGCCGCGGCTCGTTCCTCTACGATCTCGACGAGCAGGATTTCGCATTCACGTCGAACGCAACAGTCCATCAGATCATCCGCGTGGCCTTCGAGGATTGCCCGGCTACATTTCGTGAATGGGTCGTCGCAGAGGCATCCGTCCGCTTCCAGCGCGAGACGATCGGGTCAACGAAAATCGATGCATTCGCGCGAGAGCGGCTGGTCAGAGTCAGATCGAAATTCCTGTCGCACGACGCGCGAGTCGGCCGCTACGGTCTCTACCGCAGCGCCGATGCACTCGGCATGAGAGGGCGAACCGGCGCATGAGCCAACGAATAACCGTACCTACGACCTGGGGGGGCGTCAGCCGGCAGCCGCCGCCTCTGCGGCACGCGAACCAGGCGGCCGAAGGGGACAACGTGCTGTTCAGCGTTGTCGACGGCGCCTCGAAACGGCCCGGCACCGAACACGTCGCCGAAATTCCCGGCCTTGCGTCGAATACGAGCTACCGCATACATGCGGTCGAACGGTCGGACACCGAGCGATATTTGATTATCTATGGCAAGGGCACGCTCGCCGTTTACGACGATGCCGGGCGGCTGCAAACGCTGACGATTTCGGCTGCGGCGCAAGCGTATCTCGATCGTGACGATCTCTCGCCCGACGACCCGAACGTCACGGCCGACGACATGGCCCTCACGACCGTCGCAGATCACACGATCATCTTAAACAAAAAGGTCGCTCTGAATACGGTGGCGTCATCGCGATTCGCGGTCACCTCGACGTTCGACGACTACGAGGAGATGATCCTGACGGCCCCGGCGGCAGACACATACCACCGCACGCGGCAGATCGCCGCGGGGAACCCGGCCGGGTACTACCTGTACACGCCATTCAAGGTCCACGATGAGGACACCGCCAACGCCGCGGTCACGTCAGGAAATGCGGTGGTGCAGTTGCCTGGCGGCACAGATCTGTCGGGCATCAAGATCAAGGATCAGATCCGGATAATTGGCCGCGCCGACGGAAAATCCTCGGGCGAGTACTTCGACCTCCTCGCCGTGAATGACGGCGACGATCAGGTCACTGTCAGCCCTACGCCGTCGAGCGGGAGCAGCAGCCACGCCTGGTCAATTGGATCGGCGACGTTCGCCACTTGGGAAAGCGCGAGACTCTATGGAGATTGGCTTGGCACGCCGTTCCCGACCACCATCGATAGCTTTTACAACGTCGGAGGTCGGAACCCGTGGACATTCCGCATCACGTTTACGCCGCCTGGCGGGCCGGCGGAGGTCCACGACATCACCGGCGATTTTAGATCCAGCACCTTTGCGGATCTCGCGGCCGTAGCGGCGGCGTTCGACGCCCAGCTAAAAATCGCCGAGTCCAACGCGGTCTTTGAGTACGACGCGACGCTGAGGCGTTTCCGAATCACCAGCCCGTACGCCGGCGCTGGGTCAACTGTCGCGATCAGTAAAACCCCAAACTCAAACGCCTGGCAGTGGTACGGCAAAGGTCTGTTCAAGGGGCAGGCCACCGAGGGCACTGGCGACCCGGCCACTGGCGAGGTCGAAGTCATCGACAGATGGTCGCGGGTTACGGCCCCGGACCAGCTCGAGGCGACGCCGGATGCCGGCACGCTGCCGATCAAACTGGTACGCGCCGCGGCGGCTTTCTACGAAGACGGCTCTCGCTCCGAAAGCACTTGGGAAGCCGACACGATCGATTGGGAATCGCGACTGTCCGGAGACACTACGACGAATCCCAAGCCTAGCATTTTCGGCGATGACGACAACCGCCTATTTTTTCTGTCCGACATCTCATTCTTCCAAAACCGCTTGTGCCTGGTGGGTGGGGAGCATGTCGTCCTGTCCCAGGCCGGCGCGTCGTTCAACTTATGGATCGACGATGCAGAAAACATCGTCGATACGGATCCAATCGATGTCAGCCTGTCGTCCGACGCCGTAACGATAATCGACTCCATCGTCCCGTTCCGTAAAGCTTTGCTGATTATGACGCTGGCCGGTCGGCAATTTGAACTGTCCTCCGGGAACAGGCCGCTTACCCCATCGACGGTTGCGATTACGCCGACCACTGCGAACGATTCTCTCAACGGCGTGCGTGGCGCGAAGATGCGGCATCAGTTTTATTTTGTTGGGGAACGCAAACAGTCGGCGCAGATGTACGAGTATTTCTTTGACGAGTCGCAGGCGACGAACATCGCACACGACGTGACGGCACATGTGTTCGATTACGTACCGACGGATATTCGCACAGTGGCAGCGTCGCCGAACAACAACGCAGTCTTTCTTCTTCCGACGGACGGCACGGAAATCTTCTCATACCGGACGCACTGGCTCAACGAGCGTCGCGTGCAACTGGCCTGGTCCAAATATAAAATGCTTGACACCGCAAGCGCATAGGAGTTCCATCGATGGCTGACACGCAACGTAAGTTGGCGGACCTGCAAACCCTGTTGGCCGACAACACCACGAAACAAATCTCGCCCCAAGATTTGCGAGACGCACTCGTCACGACTCTGGGCGCCTACGGGTCCATACATTGCAACGACGGATCTGCGAGCCAGTCGGTCGGCACATCGACAAAGGTCGTGGTCAATCAGTTCACCGCGAATGGCGCCGCCAGCGGCGTCACGCCCGACCACGCGAACGACAAGCTGACGGTGGGCATCGCCGGCGATTATTTCGTCTCCTGCGTGATGAGTTTCGCGTCGAACGGCTCGGACGACACGTTCGAGGCTCGAATTTTAAAAGGAGGCGCAGAGGTCAACGGTCTCTCGGGAAAAGTCGAACACGCCCTTGCGGCCGACGAAAACCAGGTCGTGATCACTGGGATCCTCGACGACCTAGCAGCGAACGACATCATCACCGTGCAGCTCGAGCACGACAACGTCGGCGCCGTGACGTTCGACGTGAAGCAGGCGAACCTTTGTATGAAACTATGGGGCTGATATGGCAGAAATGACGCCACAGGGCGCGATCGACGACGGCTTCGACGCTGGCTGCGAAATCGCCACGCCATTGTCCGAGACGGCAGAGGACGCCGGCGGGTGCGATCCCGGCCTCGACGACGGATTCGAGGTCGGCCGGCTGTCGGCGTTCGCGTCAGGTTTTGACGAAGGCGCCGAGGTCGGGCCGCGGGGGTATCGCATCATCGACATCGCCGTAATCCGAGACGATCTGTACGCCCTGGTAGAGACCATGTCGTCTGTCCGGCTCGAGCGTCTCTCCGTCCCGCCCGAAGGCCCGGACATTCGAGAGGCGAGTTGGTTCGGTGATCAAATCAGCGGCCTGGATTTCAACGACTACACGGGCATCACTGACGGGGCATTCAAAATCGCACTCGACGGCGTCACGTCTACTGTAGACAGCTGCGATTTCTCGCTCTCGTTGAAAAACGCAGACATCGCGGCCGAACTTCAAAGACAAATCCGCCGTGTGTTTGGCGGCACGCCGACCGTGAGAATCCATCAGGGCGATCGCTTCGTCGTCACGTCGGCGACCCGGAGCGACGAGTCCCAGGTCAGCGTCCCTACGGCTGCGAACAAGGGCACGGACCTGGCCACCGCGGCGCTCCTGGGCGCACCGGGTGATGCGTATGGCCCTGAGATGCCGTTCAGCATCAATCTGGACTCGCGCGTTGAGGTGACTGGAACCTTCGACGAGGCCACCGGGTACACCACCTGGGACCACCAGCTCGAGGACAAGACCATGACCGAGGTTGTCCTGGGCCGCGGGTTCGGCGCGCAGTCCGGAGGGACACTAGCGAGTGCGGAGCGCGTCAACGCAAACAAGCTGCGGGCCGAGGGCGATTTCAGCGGCGCCGACGTATACGTGGGCCGCCCGTACAAAATGCGGATGCGGCTATCGAGGCCGTATATCCGCGATCAGAGCGGCGTCGCGGTGCTGGATGGGCGAATGCATCTACGCCAGCTGATTGCCAATCACCAGGACTCGGGGGCGTATACGATCGAGATTAGCAACCCAGACCGAGCGGTACGGTCGAGCGAATTCAAGCCGCTACAG